TCATCTTTATGTATTTATTCTTTAATTTTTCTGCCTTACAAAAATTGATCTGCCTATCAAACGTCAGATACACATGAGCGAGAAAATCATTATACTTTCTTTTTGGAGTTTTAGAATCGGTTTCAAAGGATTGGATTAATTCTTTAATTTGCGAATTCATTGTTTTACATCAAGTTTTCCGTGAGGGGCAAATCTATTTCCAATTACAGATATATTTCTCTTAATTGAGAGATAAAATAAATCTGTCCAAAACTCTGCTGTTTTCCCTTTGACACTATTTAAACACTCGTAAAAAAATGCTAACTGCATTAATTTAGATTGTGCTACTGCTTTTTTCTTATCATTACCTGATCTATACATTGAAAGTACAGCATCTTTAAAATTTTCATATCCTTTATCTTCCTTTATATTAATTTTTGATTTTAAAAAACGATACATTTTTTCATAATTTTGACTGGTATTACTAAACTCAGGTGCGTTTTTTGGATAATCTTGATGTCTATTTTTAAAATCAATTTTATTACTACTTAACATCTTTGAAACCAGGTCAACAGGGGCGGCGCCGCCTCTTCCACCACTATTTTTTATAACACTTTCAAATTTTAAATTACTAAAAGTATCATTTTGGGTCGGCGTCCTTAATATATTAATAGTATAATTGCCAAATAAAACATATGAACCTTGCTGGATACTATCGTTCTTTATTGTGAAATCTATTTCAAATTTTATATCTTTAAATTTAATTTTTTCAACTGAAGCGAACTCTATTTTTTTACTGTCCATATTCACATATTTAAATTTCGCAGACTGATTATCTTTAACCTTTTTTAAAGAGAGTCCAATCAACTTATTATCTTGTATCATTTCCAATAAAATATTATTTAATTCAACCAATTTTGCGGTTCCATCTTTCTGTATTGCTTTATCTATTTTCTTAACTACTTGAGATTTATTTTTTACAACCCAAATATCTGCAGGATTCCATGTAGTATAGTTGCCGACCTTTTCTCCAGTATCGGTTGTTACTAACGCACATTGCTTTTGTATAAACCCCATCAAATCTTGACCACCGTGTTCAAAAATATCCCATTGAGGAGGTTGAAATTTTTCAAAAAATGCTTTTTGATGCTCAAAATAACTATGAACCCATTCATTAATTTTCCCCTTATTTGAACTTCCGAAAATTTTTTCTAAACCATTTCTTGTTTCGGTATCAGACAATATATCAGCAGCACTAGAAAATTTTTTATTTTTTTCCAAAACTCTAGTCATTATATAAGCACTTCCTTCCTCTTGAATATTGGTAGGAACTGATGGTGCGGATCCAAATTGTACAACTTTTATCTTTAATACACTTTCACCATCACTAAATTTAAAATCATCTAATTTATAAGAACCAATAAAATTTTCTTCAAGTAGTGCCAATACACCTGAAAAAATTTTATCTTTCTGCGTTTTTGTCAGGGATCGAAAAAAAGACAATTCTACCTTATCAGCGCCAGGTAACGCATCATCTAGTTTTATATTGGATATTTTTTTGTCTATAAGTTTTTCAAAAAATTTATAGACATCATTCACGTTTGCAACTTTTTTTGCCATAAGATTACTCCTGCTGTTGATTACCGTTTGATTTTTGCTCCTTTTTCTTTTTGGACAATTGCTGCAATGGTGCCGATGGTGTTGATTGTTGTGTCTGTGCTTGAGGTTTTTGTTGCTGTTGTGGTTCGGTATTCACTGGTTCAGTTCTCTGTGGTTGTGCCTGTTGTTGAGGTTTTCTTTCTTGTGCTGCTGTCTGTGCTTGAGCAGCTCTTTGAGATAGAGTATCTAGAGTTGATCTTGCCGTGTTGACTGCTTGTGCTGCAACCTCTTGTTTTGCTGCGTGTTGTTGTGCAGCACCAGGATTATTTTGTAAGTAATACCTATTTTTTCTAGAAACTGGAGTGCCATCAGGTTTAGTAATTACTCGTGCTGCTGCTTGTGCTTTTTCAGCATCATCTAGTGACTTTTGTGCTTGAGATGTTTGTTTAGAAAAATCTGAAAAACTAGACTGTCTGGAAACTGGTTCTTCTGGTCTATAGTCAATCTTTAAATTTCCAGGTCTATTGCTACCTTTAGGAAGAGCTAATCTTGGTCTCGCACTCTTTTGCTGTTCTGATGGTTTAGCAGTTGCTTCCTTACTTTTAGTTTTTCCAGTAAGAACAAGTCCTGCAGTTCCCTCATCACCTTTAAACTTTCCTTTTCCAGAAGTCGCAACTTGAGATAACAATCTTTCAAATTGAGGGTACTTATCAAGAAGTTTATCTGATAGACCTTGAGAAACATTTTTTAAACTTTGTTTTTGTTTTTCAGGATCTGATGCTTCTCCTGCTGTTTTTTGAAGACGACCGATTGCTGAAAGTCTTTCAGCATCGTTCATAATTTCTTTTTCAATTTTTTGTCTTTCTTCTTTAGATTTATTGCCATGAAACTTCTTTACATATTCTTTAGCAGCAATCTTATACATTCCTTTCAATTCACCACCTTCTGCTGATGCCAATTGAGCACCAACACCCTTCTTCATACTAATCCCTCTCCTATCTTTAGGGTTATCTGGATTGTATATCTCCAAATCACCTTTGGGTGTTTTATCAACTCCACCCGCCCCTTTAAATCTTTTAGACAATTCTGCTGCGCCACTTCCAGTAACTCTAGAGGGAAATCCTTTTTCAATAGCACTTCGCAGTTTACCCTGTTTACTGAGAGCCAATAAACCACTTACAGAATCATCTAAAAAGTCATTATAAGGTTTCTCATCACCAGATTCCCTTCCCTGCGCTTTAGCAAATTCTTCTTCTCCAGCATTCCTAAAATTTAATGGATGTTCTGGATTCTTCTTTGCTGCTTCTACTTCTTTCTTTATCTCCTTTTCTGCTTCTTCAAAATCTTTAGATAATATGAGATCTCTTACTTTTGTATTATCTGAATTTGCAATAAAATAATTCCAAAGTTTACTTTGGGAATTTTCATCATGTGTTTTATTTAACTTCTCGCAAATTAATGTAAAATCTACAAAAGACTTCATCTTTATTGTTTTTACTCTATTATATTCTATTTAGAAATGCCCAAGAGAGGACTCGAACCTCCACGCCGAAGCACATGATCCTAAGTCATGCGTGTATACCAATTTCACCACTTGGGCAATGGAGAATAGGAGATTCGAACTCCTGACCTCCTGAATGCAAATCAGGCGCACTACCAACTGTGCTAATTCCCCAAATTAACTCCAATATTTAGTTGGGAGTAATCCAGATTCAAAGTCTAACATATCTTCCTTTAATGTCAAGAGGATATCCCCAGCGATTGACATTCTTTTATAGTTTCTTTGAGCTGCTGTAAAGTGCTTTAACTTTCCTGGAAATATCAAAAGAGATTCATTTTTTGGTTGAACAGCATAATTCAAACCATTCAAATCTTGTCTTTCATTTACAAAATAAAAAGCATCTCCAAACCACTCATTCATATTATCAATGTAAAACATGAGTGGATCATCATCTTTCACATCAATATAATAAACAAAACTAATGTGTGAACAAGAGTGATAATGTTTAGGAACATTAAATTTCGTGCCACAAACAGTGTACCAACTCTTAACAATATTTAAATCATAAAGTTCGTGTTGAAAATTAAAAACATTCAGATAATCAACAACTTTATTTTTTACTTCTTTAAAGAATGAAGCAAAAGCAGGATCTTTATGAACTAAAACTTTTCCATTAAGTTCACCAGTAATCAATCCACTCTCATCGTCAAAAGAATGACCTCGATACAAATCCTTTAAAAGAGAAGTATATCCTTTTATTTCTGTATCAACGACAACTACTGGTGCAAACTTATGAACTTTCATCATACTCCTAAAACAGATCCAATGCTGTCATCAATATCTTGAATGACTGTGCGAATATCAGTGATACGTTCGGGTACGTATTCGTAACTATAACCTCGTTGCGACTCAAACAGAACTTGACGAACTGCGGCAGCACAACGAGCATCCATTTTGATTGTTACTTTCTTATCTTTAGTCATCGGTCGTCAGCAGCACGGTTTTCGGAGAAGTAAACATCAAAAGCACCTTCAGGATAACGCTTCAGAAGTTTTTGGACATTACGGGCAACAACATCATCAAGTGTAGTATCCAGTGCCATACAAGCCTGGGCAACATACCACATAATATCACCTAGTTCGATAATCAGATGCTCACGGTTGTCCTCATTATAGGGTTTGCCTTGGAAGATCATTTTCTTGACGATTTCCATAAACTCACCACCTTCGGCATTGATACCAACAGCAGCAGTCAGAAGACGTTCAATGTTAGCACCCTTTTCGTCCAGAGCAACAAGACGATCGGAAAGAGAAAGAAAGTCCTTCGATGCGTCAGAAGTTACGGCATCGACAAACTCGGCATACTTATCAAAATTAACGTGTTTAGCAGTTTCCATTAAAATTTAAATCCTTCAAACGACTTTTTAGGTTTCTTGTCTTCGTTGTCATTATACTCGTCTTCGTTTCCAGAGTCAAGTATGTCTTTTTGTGCTGACTGTTCACAATCATACAGTCTCATTTTAGCACGGTCAATACCAATAACGAAACGCTTGAAGATTGTTGGGTCATTGTATCGGTTCTTCAATTGTTTAACTAGAATTTGTCCCAACCCCTCCAACTCTTCTGTACTAATAAGGGCAAACATAAGATCAGCAGTAGCAGGGAGACCAAAGGACTCACTAGTATCAGTAAGTTCAACATCAGAGTTCCCATAACCACTGCGGGTAGTCTGGGTAGCAGAGACAATGGGAACATTGAATTCCACTGCCAATCCTCTAAGTTCCTCTGCAATTGCCTTAACATACGAATAAGAATTGACAGAGAAGTTTGACTTATACCTAGAGGACCCACAAATGTTAAGGTAGTCAATAAAAATAATATCAGGTCTAAATGATTTTTTGAGAGATAGTTCATTTAGCAAAGACTTAAAGTGACCTGCATGTGCTGAAGCAGTTGGGTATTCTTTGATAATCAAAGTTCCTTGCGTCTTCTTAGCAATGCTATTTACCTTAGTATCAAACATTTGCTTAGGAAGATCTACAATATCTTTGATATTTACATTCAGGAGATTCGCATCAATTCTTTCAGCAATCCTGTCCTCTGCCATTTCAAGTGTAATGTAGAGAACATTGCGCCCTTGCAAGAGGATGGAGCTAGCCATGTGGCACATGAATAGACTTTTGCCGACACCTGTACCAGCAAGAGCGATGTTGAGAGTCTTATTAGGGAGACCACCTTTCGTGATCTTGTTAAAGTATTCAAGATCAAATGGGATTTTTTCTTCTTTTCTGTGATAGGTATCATATCTTTGTTCATAGTCATTAAGGTAGTCATGTCCAATGTGATTATCAAAACTTACTGCAAGAGCATCTTGAAGAATAGATGGAATAGCATCTCTGTTTTTGTTTTCATCTTGTCCATCTGCAATCTTAATAGATTCCATGAGGGCAAGATAGATTGCACGATCTCTACACCACTTTTCAGTAGTATCAGTCAACCAATTAATCTCTACTGAAGAGTCTTCAAAATTACTAACATAATCACAAACTGTTTTAAATGTATCCTCACTGATGTCAGTTCTCTTTTCTACTTCAATGCCAATAACATCTTTGGTTGGCATTGTTGAGTATTTAATGACAAAATTGGAGATTTCATCAAAGATTACTTTCTCATGAAAATTTTCAAAGTAATCATTCTTTATGAATGGGAGAACCTTTCTGCAGTATTCATCATTGAAGATTAAATTTTTAAGGATTGTAGTTTCAATTTTCTCCATCATTTATAATGCAAATACCCACTTAGAATGTACTTTGGACCACTAATAGGAGGTTCACCTTTGTGAGGGAACATCCACAATGGAGGGAATATCAATACCCTCCCTCTCTGAGGGTGAACAATAAAATCTTTGAATACTGTATCACCTCCTTCTTGAACATCATTCAAGTACCAAAGAAATGCTAGGTATCTTCTAGCACTTGCATAATCCTGCACATCAACATGAACATCAAACTGATCATGCCCATCATTATTATACTTCTTCAATCTGAACTGTTCAAATGCATGACTTTCAGGAAAGACTCTCTTATCAACAAACTCATAATACTTATTTCTCAACTGAAAAGTCTTAGTGATTAAGTGATTATGAACTGCTTCAAACTGCTGATTCAGTTTGCAATTCTCTGTGATATTAAATTGAGTAAAAGATGGTTTTTGATCATTGTCAACTCTTTCATGCAAGTTTTGATTGTTCTCAAATTCAGCAATCAAATATTCACAAACATCTGGTTCTAATCCATCATCATAAACATGAATGAATTCTCTAAGATCAACCATAAGAGAACTCCTGTTTTGCTGCTTCATCTAAAGCTTGCATAACTTCTGGAGTAAAGAATTTTCCTGGATTTTCCATGATGGTTTTGCCATACTGAGATCCATCTGGAGTCTCATACCTAGTACCAACCTTCTTAAAGATCTCATACTTTTCAGCAAGATCAAGAAGACCATAATACTTATCAAGACCTCTTTCATCATAGTAAAGACGAACTTCTACTTCTTTATTTTCTTTACTCAATCTAGATTTGTGAGTCTTACATTTAATAATGTTGCCTACCACTTCTGTACCATCTTTTTCTTTCTTCTTAGAAAGGTAGATGATTGTGGAAGCAGCATACTTAAGTCCAGATCCACCACTCATTTCCTTCATTGGAATATAAGATCCAACAACATCATAAGTGTGATTAGTGACAATCATGGGAATCTTTGCTTGCCCAAGTTTAAGGGTGAGCATTCTAAATGCCCCTTTGACAAGTTGAGATTTAGTCATATCTCTAACTTGCTTTTCATTCAAAGCATCATCAATTTCCTTTTCAGTAGAAAGCATACCAAGAGAGTCTAACACAAATATACAAGGTTTGCGTTCTCCCTCTTTTTTCTTAAGGTAAAGATCTACTGCTTTGAGTGCCTTTGATCTAAACTCTTCAATAGTAACAACATTGACAACCACAAGACGAGAAGTATCAATTCCACGAGATTCTAAAAGAGATTTAGTGACAGCAGCCTCAGTGTCAAAGTAGAGACAGTAA